ATTTGAGTGCTTCTAGTGTAGGTAGAGATGCATTGTTTAATGCTATCATTCAATCTGCAATGCCTATAGCTCAAAGTAATGCACAGGCTATACAACAATCTGTATCACAACAGAAAAATATAGAAGCTGCAGAAGCAGAAGCTAATGCTAAGAGAGCTCAACAAACAGCCTTGACAAATTCACAAAATGTGTTTAATATGGACATGGCACAGTTCTCTGCAGACCAACAAACAGCTTTATCTAATAGTAAGTTTTTACAAACAGTTGGTTTAACTGAAGCTAATAACGACCAACAAGCTGCTGTACAAAATGCTATATTGATGTCACAAGCTAACATAGCTGAAGCAAACTTTTATCAAAAATCACAGATACAAAATGCTCAAGCTTTCTTACAGACAGACATGGCTAATTTAAGTAATCAACAACAGGCCAATGTTATTAAGGGACAGTTTGAACAACAAAGATTACTGAGTAATCAATCTGCTGAAAATGCAGCTAGACAGTTTAACGCTGCTAGTGAGAATCAGACTCAACAGTTTATGGCAAGTCTTAATACACAGATTAATCAGTTTAACACAGCTCAAGCAAATGCTTCAGCTCAGTTTAATACTCAACAAAAGAATGCTGCAGAGGCTCGAAGAGTTGGTTTAGAAGCAGAGATTAATAAAGCTAATGCTGCTATAGTAAATCAAACTAAACAGTTTAATGCTCAATTAGATTTTCAAAGAAACCAATGGAACACTGCAAATCAACAGGCAGTACAACAGTCTAATGTTAATTGGAGAAGGAAAGCTAATTTAGCAGACACTGCTGCAGCTAATGCTGTTAATCAACAGAATGTACAGAATGCATTTGGTTTGACATCTGCTGCATTAAGTTTTGCATGGCAAGAATTACGAGACCAAGCTTCTTTTGATTTTCAATTTGCTGATAATACAGCAACAAGAAAAAACAATGCAATGATAGCTGCTGCGAGTGCAGAAGGTGATGCTGCTAAAAATTGGTCAAGTAATTACAATAATGTTTCTAGTGTTGTTGATAAAATATTTGGAACAGGTTAAGGAGATATAATGGGATTTTTAAAAAGTGTTTTTAAAGGCATAAAAAAAGTTGTTAAAAAAATAGGTAAAGGTATTAAAAAGATAGCCGGTAAAGTATTTGGTGCTTTAGGAAAGATTGGTCCTTTAGGTCAACTAGCTTTAATGTTTATAGGCATACCTCCTGTGTTAGGAAAGATGATGGGTACAGTAGGGTCGTTTGTACAGTCTGTTGCTCCTAATATGTTTAATGCTTTTAAAGCTATTAAAACTGCAGGACAAGGTGTTTTTAATACAATTACAGAAGCAATAGGTAATGGTGTAGATAGAGTTATGAATTTTACTCAAGGTAAGGGTTTTAATTTAAGTGAAGGAAGAACTTCTATTTTTGGAAATAAATCTGATGTTGACCTTACAAAAATTACAGAGGCTACTATTGATACTGGAGAAGTTAGTGCTCAGTTTAAACCAACAACAACAGAAGACCGATTAGCAGGAGCTATAAAAGATGCACCTTCAAAAGATTTACTTTCTCCAGATATACCAGATATTAAACTGCCAGATAATAGAACATTTGGTCAAAAAATTGTAGATTATGGAACTGACACTTTAGAAGGAATTAAAACTTCTTTATCAGACCCCGGTAAATTAGCAGGAGATGCAATCTCAGGTGGTATTAAAAGTGGTCTTGGAAGCGGTATAAGTGGAAAAATAACTAAAGGAATTATGGGAGATGCTCCAACTATAGGTTATGTAGATATGGGTCAATTTATGACTCCTACAACTCAACAACGATTACTGGATTCTACAACTTGGAATGGAATTACAACTGCGTATCAAAGAGCAGGGTCTTTTGGAGGAGCTGCTGCAGGTGATTTATTAGGAGCTTATTTTAATAATACTTTTTCACCTGATACACAATATCAACAAGACATGAGAAGATTAGGTGCATATGTTGCACAATAATTAAATAGGAAATAGAGATGGCAGAAGAATATAGTCAACAAGGTATAGATGCCTTAGTAAACTCAAGTAGACCTATACCGGGTCAATCTTTAACAGATAGTCCGGACCAGTCTTATCCTTGGGAGAGTCCTCCTGAATTTACTAACTTTCAGAAAGCTTTTAATTATTTAGCTGAAGAGTTATTAGAAGAGGATATCTATGTGCCTTTAATGGTGGCTATGGGCCAAGGTGTTCCTATATCTGATATTACATTACAACTATTACAAAGAGGTTTTCAAGAAGGTAAATGGAATCCTGATATGTTGTTAATGCTTATTGAGCCTACTATGTATTTATTATTAGCACTAGCAGAGAAAGCAGGTATTCAACCTAGATTATATGGTGATGAAGAAGAAGATTTAACTGAAGAAGAAGAAGCTGAAATTGCTAGTTTAAAAGCTCAAAATTTAGCCGATATAGCTAAAGATAAAGTAGGCGATATGCCAAAAGTTCCTTCTGGTGTTTTACCTAGTGAGATTGTTGAAGAAATAGAAAATTTAGAAGTTCCTGAAAGTTTATTAAGTCCTGCACCGCAAATGGAAGAGGCAGGAAGTTTATTAGCCCCGGAGTAAAAAATGTCAAGATATGAAGATGATGGTATAGAGTTTGCAGAACAACAGTTTGAGAGAGCAAGAGATTATAGAGCTGAACAAGCAAAAAAACAAGAAAGATTTTCTAAAAGATTACAATTAGCTAATCTAGGCATTTCTGGTATTAATTTTGCTATTAATCAAAAAGCTGATGAACTAGAACGTAATCAAGTTCCTCAAAGAGCAGCTTATGAAAATTTACTCGCAGACCAAGAAACATGGGTGCAAGAAGAAAAAGATAGAGTAGATAATGGTTATACTAGACAACAAGCTTTGGAAAATAGAATTTTTAATCAAATCGCAGCAGCAGCCGGAGAAGCTATTCCCGGCTTAGAAGGCTATGATATTAGTGAGCATGAAGATAATTGGAGACAAGCTTCAAAAGATTATGCAGCCGATACACAAAATTTATCTGCTTATAACAAAACTATAGATGGATACTTAAATTTACCTAAGTTTGAAAACTTTCAAGAGTTTTATGCAGAAAATGCAGATAATCCTAGAACTTTAGCAGGATTACTTAGAAAAAAAGTTATTACTCCTTTAAGAGCTGAAACAAAAGAAACACTAGATTACAAAAATAAAAAAGCTCAAGATGCTTTATATGGCACTATGATTGGTAAACAATTTGATGAGTTAAAAACAGCTTTAGATACTTATAAAGGAACTAAGAAGCCTATTTACAAAATGGTAGATTTAATTAGAAGTGACAAAAATTTACAAAGTAACTTACAGAATCCTACAGTAAAAAGCAGAAAAATTGAAACAATTAATGGAGTTATAGAACAAAATTATATTCAAGGAATTAAAATAAATAGAAATGGAGACCCTGTAATTTATGAGTCTACTTCGCAAGATACTCCAACTCGTATTGTTTCTGAATTACCTGAAGTAAGTGAAGAAGAATTAACAAGTGCAGCTAGTGCTGCAGCTAGTTTAGCTACGTTAAAAAGCACACCAAAAGAATTAAGAAAATTTTATGAAAATCAACCAAATCCAATTTTAAAACAAATAGATACAGAAATTGCTCAAGTAGCTAAAATTTTAAAAATGTATCAAGTTCCCGGAGGTGGTGTCGATGTAGCTGCTGCTTATGTTATTAACACTAGAGCTAATAATGGAAATAAAGTTGTTAATTTAAAACCTTCTTTATTTCAAATTACTGAAATACTAAGTGGAGGTGATACATCTAGAGACACAATTAACGAATATTTAAAATCAGTTCCAGAATTTATAGACAATGCTCAACAATTAGGCGGAACAGAAAAAGACATGCAAGATATGTTTAGGTCTATTAAAGAAAAAATTGATTTATCTACTGATTATTCTGAAGATGAAAAACGTGGAGCTACTAACGATTTAAGACAACAGTTTGGAGGATTAATTTCTGAAGAAACTCCTATAGAAATAAAACAATCTCCTCCTAGTAGTGTACAAACATTTCCTAGTGCTAATAGAAGAGGACCAGAAAAATCTTTAACAATAGTGTCAAAATATTCTACTGTATCAAATTCAATTGATTTAGAAGAACTTACTAATGAAGAACTTGCATATATTATGCGAATGACTGACGATAGTATTAAAAATACTTTAAATGTCCCTAAAGATGTTTCTTTATATAGAGATAATGCTATTTTAACTGACCAAAATATATTACGAACTAGAGCAAAAAATTTGTTAAATACAAGGTTAGGAAATCCTTTACCGAGGATGTTAGATAAACAAATTAGTAAAATTGCGAGTAAAGAACCTGTTTTATTCTTTGAAGATTTTTATAATCAATTATTTTAAATTATGGTAGACTTTACAAAACTAGGGAATAATGCATCTAGCTTTTCTTTCTATGATTACACTTTAGATGATTTAGAAAAGGATGATGAATTTCAAAAAATATCTGAAAGATTTTTAACTTCAGTAGGAGAAAAGTCTGACGATATTTTTGAATACCTTAGAGACTCAGATTACAACTTATATTCCGGCATGCAACGTGCTATGGATAGTGGTAAATTTAATGAGCAACAAAAAGCTGACTATAGATACTTACGTGGTAAGTTTGATAAAGCTGATATGGGAAGCTTTAAACAATATGCAGAGCTTGCAAAAGATGCAGTCATAGATATAGCAACTGACCCTACTGCTATTGCTGCTGCTTTGTTGACTCCGGCAACAGGCGGAACGTCACTAGCTTCTAGAGCTGTCTTAGGTAAAGCAGCTACAGAAGGTTTAAAAAATATTCAAAAAAGTGCAGTTAAGAGTGTAGGCTTTACAGGAGCAGAGGTAGGTGCATGGACTGGTCTTGATAATCATTTTCGACAGAATACTGAACTAAATACGGACATTCGTAAACTTTACTCTAATTCTGAACTAGCAGGTTCAGCAGCTATAGGGGCTGTAACAGGTGGTTTAGTAGGAGGATTACTCAGACGTAACGAATTGTTTGAAGACAGATTACAAAGACTCTATACAGATGATGGTTTTAGAAAAGAGGCCGGAAGCGATAGAGCTTATAACTTTAGAAAAGCAAAAGATAAAGTATTAGGTAAAACTGTTGGAAGCCCTGCTAGAGTTTTACAAACTATCTCGGAATATTCACAAAAAGCTAGAGATTTAGGACAAACTTTTACACATGAGTTTGGCAAGACTTTAACACAAAGAACTCGTAGAAGACGTGGTTTTAGTTATGCCGAAGACTTAGGAGATAGAAGAGGAAATTACTTTTTAAGTTTTGATGAAGCTGTTTCTCCTATTAGACAAACAGGTGAAGTTTTACCCGAAGATGAAATAGCTGTTATAAGAATATTAAGAGGTGGAGATGATTCACAAGCTAGTGAAGCTGTAAAACAAACTGCAAAGAACTTACGAACTTTTTTTGATAATATTAGTGACGAAGCATCTAGTGTAGGTTTAGACCCTAAAAGAATTGAAGATTATTTTCCTAGACAATGGAATAGAGAGGCTATAAAAAATAATAGACCAGAGTTTGAAGCACGTTTAGTTGAGAAAGGAATTATACCAGAAAATGAAGTAAAAGGTGTTGTTGATGGAATGTTAAACAAGCAGAATGAATTGTATGGTTCTCATTCTAATCTTCTAACACAATCTCGTGTTTTTAAAGACATGAAAGATAATGACTTTGAAGAGTTTTTAACTAATGATTTAGTTCCAGTAACTACAAACTATTACATGAATGCTGCACGAACTATACAGATTAAACAATCTTTTTTAAGTCCCGGTAAAGACGTAGGAGTTGTTGGTAAAACTGAAGCAGAAAATTTAATTCTGTTTAAGAAAAGTAATGAAGAACAATTTATTGAAAGATTTATAAATCCTATTGATGATGAATTAACAGCAGCACGAGGTAAAGGTTTAACTTCAAAAGACAAAAAAGATATTTTAGATGTTTTTAAATCTATTACAGGTCAAGTCGATTATTTTGATAGTGGTTTGATTCAGGGTATTTATGATACAACTAAATTAGCTAATGCAATGGCTTATCTACCTTTAGCTACTGTTTCATCTGTAACAGAAGCGTTAATACCTTTTGCAAAAGCTCCAACAGGTTCGGCATTTAAAGGAGCACAAGATGCAGTTACCAAAGGACATAAAATATTAACCGATGAACTAGGACAACTCATTAAAGAAAAACATCGTCTAAGTGATGATGAACTTCGTAGAGAAATGAACAGTGTGTTTATTGCAATGGATGAATCTATTGGAGATGTTACAAATAGATTATCCGGAGAGGGTTTACAAAATGAGTTTCTTAAAAGACAAGCCAGAAGATTTTATAGATTTAATCTTCTTGTACCTTGGACTAAAACAGTTCAGCTTGCTGCATTTTCAACTGGTAAAGATTTGATTAGAAAAAACTTAGAGCTTTTAAACAAAGGCGGATTAAGTAAAAATAAAATACAAAAACTAGAAGGAGAACTATTTGATTTAGGAATAGATATTACTAAAGGAAGAAATTGGCTTACTAAAGGTGGTAAAACAGACGACCCTTATTACAGGGATATAGTGAAAGGTGCAGGTAGATTCACAAATTCTATAATTCTACAAACCTCTAGAGAGTTCGGAACAGTGCCAACATATATGACCAATCCTAAAGTGGATATCTTTACACAGTTTTTAAGATACCCTACAGTGTTTGGTAATACTGTTCTTAAAAATTTTGCTAGAGATGCTATAACGGACCCAACAGTTAATGCTCCTAAAATAGCTGCCTTTGCAGTCATGGCTACTAACATTGCAAAAGCTACAAATTATTGGAGAACTTCTCCTGAAGAAAGAGAACGTATTGAAGAGGATGGTAGCGATTGGCGAGATACATTAAAAGCTTTTCAAAGAGTAGGTTTATTAGGTCCTATGGAGTATGGACTTAGAATAACGGAAGGAATGTCTTATGGTCAAAATCCATTAGTTGCAACAGCCGGTGTAGGTGGTCCTGTTATAAATGATATCATAGGACTAACACTATATAACAGAGGTTTATTAGAAACAGCAGCTCGTAAAGCTCCTTTAGTTGGTACAAAAAATCTTTTTGAAAGAGCAGTAGGAGACCTTATGGAAGAATATACAGGGATAAGAAATCCTTATACTCCTTTACAGAAAGCAGGTAAAGAAGCAGATAAAAAAGTATTATCTGGTTTTAGAAGTTTTGCTAATATTGTTACAGGAAGAGAAGGTCAAAATATAAATAATCGATTAACAACGTCTAATAGATTAAAAAAATATCATGGTGGTAAAGTGCAAGTAGACCCTTATACTGGTCAACCTTATGAAGTTAGAGAGCAATTTGTTACAGGTGGTTTAATAGAAGGTGAAGAAGAAGTACCTTTTACAAAAGAAGACCCGGCAGAAAGAATAAATAAATTTACAGGCGAACCTTATCAAGAAGAAATGAATAGGCTTGGCTTGAGTGAAGGAGGTAGCACAACATTACCTCGTGGTATAAGAAATAATAATCCTTTTAACTTAGCCATCGGAGCAGTAGATAAACAAAAACAAAAATTTATTCCATATGATAATGTCGCACGATATAACGGAGTTGTCGGAACAGATGCTGTTGGAACTGGAATAAAACAAAACGAAGCATACCCTATATTTGAAACTCAGGATTTAGGTAACAGAGCAGGTATGCACAATTTAGTTAAAAAATATAATAATCAAACTGTAGACGAAATGTTTGCAAAATATTCTGCTACCGATAGAGATACCTATGCTAATACTATTGTCTCTTTAACTGGACTACCTAGAGAATCAAAACTAAATATTAAAAATAATCCAGAACTAGCAGCAGAATTAGCAAGAGGTATTATTATTTTAGAAAATGGTTTAACAAAAGAACAAGCTAAGTTAATTCCTTCTAAAGAAACTCTTTTAAAAGCACATCAAGATGCTCAAATAAGTAAAGAGGATTCAAAGTATTCTCAAGGTGAATGGAATACTGTAAAGAAAAATTTACAAAAAACTATTTCAAAGTTATTTAAGTAGCTTGACAGACCTCAATAATAAGTGTATAATGTAATATGATTCTCTATCTAGAAACTCAACTCGAAGCGTGCTACAGACAGTATTGCATGCACCAAGTAAAGCAAGATATGCCTTTTATGTCTTTAGAAGATTTTAGAAATCTGTTTGAAGACCTCATGGCAGAAATATATCCAGACGAATAATGGCAATACCCTTTGAAATAATTACAATGCTAGGGTCCACAATATTAGGTGGCCTTATGAGTCTATGGTCGCAGTCTATAAAAGCTAAACAAGCTCAACAGGCTATGTTAATAGAACGTGCTAAGTTCCAACAAAAAGCGGTTAAGGATGCTAGAGAATATGAAAATGCAGGGTTTCAATGGACCCGAAGAATTATAGCACTAACAGCTATATTTTCTATTGTAGTACTGCCTAAAGTTGTAGCTATATTCTATCCAGAAGTATCAGTAACTGTAGGCTACACAGAGTTTAGACCGGGGTTTTTCTTCATCCCTGAAAAAGAAGTAATGGAATGGAAAATGATGAAAGGATTAGTGATTACCCCTCTAGACACTAACTTAGTTGGTGCAATAGTTGGCATGTATTTTGGAGGTAGTTTAGTTAAAAAATAATGGAAAAAACTATCAACGATATAATTAATAAACAAAAAAATGAAACCCAAGAACCTTGTTATCAAGGATTGTTTTGGGATTTAGAAACCAGAAAATTCCTAAGATGGAATGAACTTAATAAAAAGGAGCGTAAATAAACTGAAGGCAGTGACCAGTAGTGTCTGCGTTATATGTATTGTGGCTTGGTTTTACGTAATAGTTTCGGGATACTATTACTTTTTCTAACCACTACTAAGACTAAAGAGTAAATTCAAAAGAATGCTATTGTTAGCTTCACAGGGAACTTGCAGCTCAAAATTGTAAAAAGAAAATGGGAGAGGAGCAATATCCTTCAGGGAGATTTGGAGGAGACATGGACAGGAATGAGGTTGAGATTGACCTTAATAAGTTCATGGCTTTGCTACAGGAGAAGTCTGAACTCAAAGATAGAATCCGAGAACTAGAGGATGAACACAATCGTAATCCTTTTCAAAAAGTAATATTTGTAGCAGAAGCAATTGATAGTTGGAGGATTATTCCAAGAGCGTTTTTAGGTGTGTATATGTATTTATTATACTATACAACTTTTTGGTTTATGGCTTTACCTGAACCAACATTTGAACAATCAGGATTAATATCTATAGTAGTTGGGGCCGGGGCAGCGTGGTTTGGTCTTTACACAAACTCACATAAAACAGATTTTTCTAAAGGAGATAAAAAGTGAAACAGGGGGCATTAATATTATTCTTAGCATCAAGTTTGTTGGCTAGTGTAGGATACGCAGACCAAACAGGCGATTGTACTGCAGGTGAACAGTACTGTGAGCAAAATAGTTTAGATACTACTAATACTACAACGACTACTAATACTAATACAAATACTAATACTAACACTAATACAAATACTAATACTAACACCAACACCAATACTAATACTAATACTAATACAAACGTAAATACTAATACAAATACAAATAGTAATACAAACGTAAATACTAATACAAACAATAATACGAGTACTAACGAAAATACAAATGTAAATACAACTACATCAACTGCTACATCAACAAGTAACAATACAAACAACAATGTAAATACATCTACAAGTACAAATAGCTCAACAGTAAATCAAACAGTAAATAATACAAGTACTTCAAATACTACAAATACAAATAACAATACATCCGTTGCGACCAATACAAATAATAATACAAATATAAATCAATCTACTTCCGAGTCTAATGTCACGACTGATAACACGAATACTAATACCAATAACAATAATTCCGTATCTGATAATACTAATAGAAATATTAACGAATCAAATTCTACCCAGACTATAAATCAGAATGTAAAAACTAAAGCTCCTCCTGCCTCCGCTATCGCCCCAAGCATTATGAGTTACTCTCAGGACCTGTGTACAACAGGAGTTTCTGGAGCTTTTCAAGGGCAGATATTTGGTATATCAGGTGGTAAAGCAGTACGTGATGAGAACTGTGAACGATTAAAGCTTTCTAAGTATTTATACGATACAGGTATGAAGGTAGCTTCGGTATCTATACTTTGCCAAGATGCAAGAGTTTTTAAAGCAATGGAAATGGCAGGAACTCCATGTCCTTATCAAGGTAAGATAGGTAAAGAAGCTTCTCAATATTGGCT